AAGCCCTATTTTGAGACACGATGTCGGAGGAGCGGTGGGACACGCCGTTCAGAAGAACATCACGAACGGCTCACGACCCTCTACAGGCGCTCGCGAGAAGTCATCGGCTAAGAGAACCCATTCGCTGGTCTGAGCGTCCCAGAGTGGCGTTGAGGTTGCGTCTTCATGACTGAACAGTTTCCATCCAGCCATCCTGGCATGGTGGGCCTGTGAAGAGTTTGACTCAATCATTCCGTTGAGGTAAGAGCACAGGACGACAATGTTTGATGGAACATCGCGCTTCTTTGACCCGCCCATTCCCCGGTTAGCGCGATGATTTGGTGCGACCGCTTCAGTTTCTCCACAGTGAACGCATCCGCCATCGCGGTCAAGGTACTTCTGGAATTGTTTCGGGGTCAATCGTCTTCCTGCTCAATTGGTTGCTCTGAGTCGGACCATCCCGAAGAGCGCAACTCGTCAGAGTTTGGCCATGACTTCATCGCTCACCTGCGCCAGCGGAACGGTACATCAGTTCAACAAGTCGAGCCTGTGTCTGGACGCTCATCTGGGCATGCTCAAGGAGCCGAAGTTTTGTTTTCACCCTGTTGAACTCTGCCTTTGCAAGAGCCTCCGCGAATCGTTCATCCTCCGTCTGCAACTTTGCAACTGCCTGACGGTCAACAACGGTTCCCTGGGCTTCAATCAGTGCTCGGGCTTCAGCGGAGTCAAGGGCTAGGGTAGCCTCAGCCAGTTTGCGTTCTGCCTGATACTGCGCCTCAACACCCTTCGTTGCCTCGCTCCTGATGGCGACAAGTTCACGGATGATGGCGTCTGGTGTGACAAGTTCGGTCACTGTTCGCTCCTTCTTTCAAGGTCATTCAACCGGTTTGCCAGTCTGACTATCTCGGCGGAGAGTCCCCGCTGGTTGAGTCCTCGTTCCGAGAACTCTGCTCGCAACTCCCGCAACTCTTCAATTGCCGCAATGACGATGCGTCGACCGCCGGCGAAGTCTTCGTCAGGCACTCTTCCCCAGGGCGTCAGCCTTAGCGGTAATGGCATCAGTGATGGCTTTTGGTGCTCGTGCCGTTGACGCTTGTTTCCATAGCGCTCGGGCGGCCTCTACAGTGTCAAGCCCCTCAATTGCTGAAGCCCAGTCCGTCCCTGTAGTGGCTTCGTATGAGAACGAGTCTGGGTCGGGTTCATCTGTTGGCAGACAGAAAGTTTGAAGCATGAAGGTGCGGTAGGCAACACTCATCGCTTTCGCTGTTGCCTTATCTCCCGAGTCAAAGGCTTCAGCCGCGACAACACCTGTCACAGGCTCGCCCTCAGTGCCGTGGACGGCAAACTCAACAACAAGCCGAACGACATTCATTGCCGACCCTTTTGCCGTTGTGGCTGTGTCGTTCTTGTAGTCCATAACCGACGGGACGATGAACCCGCCATGCTTTCTCAGTGCTGGTCCGATGGCGTTGACCACAGCGTCGATGCCTCGGAAGTCAAAGTTCTGAGCGACATTGCGGTCACGCTTTGCAACGCCCTGGACTTCACGCATCACCTCAACAATAAGTTCTCTTGCTTCTGACATTTTTCTATCCTCGTTTTTGAATTAGGTAGGGGGTCCCGCCGGCTTTTGCCTGACGAGTTAGAACCCAGTCGCCGTCAACCAGCCCGCGCTTTGCGTTGCCCATTGCCGCCATGACGCGAGACTTGAGTTCGTTGAGTTTGCTTTCCGCATCGGCAACATTGGCAAGGGCCGCAAAGTATTCGACACCTAGCCAGCCAAGTTCCTCTTCGGAATCTTGGTCAATTTGAGGGTGTAGTGAGCGGATGGTCTGGAGTGTAGAGGTTGAGCCGTCGTAGTCGGGTGGAGTGTCTGACTCAAGCGCCTCTCGGAACAGTGTTGCGGTCTCTAAGTTCATGTTCTGGAAGAAGGGCGATGCGAGCACCTCGAACTCTGCGTACTTGTTGCCATGAAACAGAACAACAACGAAAGCACGAGCGTAACCGAAGACCTGGAGATACCACTGGACTTGTGCCTCGTAGTACCGGGGGACGCCGTCTCGCCAGTCATCCTCAAACTGTGAAGTCTTCACCTCAATGATGCCGACCTCGTCACCGTCCAAGAAGATGCCGTCGGGGTTAGCCCTCTGCCATTCGCGTTCGGGGTGATGCCAGGTTCCAACATCGCGATAGACATTGAACTCGGGATGAGAGTCCGCAAACTTGTCGATGATTACAGGCTCAAGCCGGTTTCCCCACTCCATCGCTTCAGAGCCCGTGAAGGACTCCTCAATTCGTCCTGTCTTCTTTGCCCAGAGTGTGAATGCTGATTCCCACTTGCTGAACCCACAGATTACGGACACCTCACTGCCCCCGATACCAGAGGAGCGAAGGTCGTGCCATTCGGCAGTTCCGCTTGCGTGAGACGCAATAAATACGGCGTCCGTTTTGAACGGAGCGTCTCCCCCGCTTGCATGCGCTTGTGATAGTCTTCTTGATGTCACTAGTTCCTCCTCTTTCTGGTGGCATTCAGCCCGGTTCGTTTGGTGAATTATTCCCAGCGAGCCGGGCTTCTTCATTGGTCACTTTCATACTATGCTGAACCACATACATGGCAATCAAGCCACGCTAAACAACAAGAGGAGAGCAATGTTAGAACACGGAATGACCCCGCATGTGCGAGAACTGTTTCTGAGCCTGTCAACACAGGCAGCCGAACTAGGAGAGGCGCTACCCTGCTCCAATGCCCCAGATGTTTTCTTCCCCAACAAGGAAGAAGCATTCACCTTGTCCAACATGTATGAGGCAAAGAAGATGTGTCAAGAATGTCCCCTAATTGCACTCTGCGCTGGTTACGCCATTGAGGCTGAAGAAGACTTTGGCGTCTGGGGTGGACTGTCGGCTAACGAGCGCCGGACACTCCGTCGTCGGCTCCAGAAAGCCGGTCGCGTAGTCGCCTGACTCCACGAGTAACTCGCTTCTTGGCCGCCTCGCCACTTATCCCGGTGAGGCGGCCCATGTCTGTAAAGGTCAACCCGTCACGAAAGCGGAGCGTCAAAGTCTCGCGAACTTGCTCAGGCATGTCCTGAAAGGCTCCGCGTAGGTCGGTGATGATGGCAAGAGCCATCCCGTGAGAGCCTGGGTGAAGCCCTACAGCAAAGTCGTGAACAACGGTCTGAGGAATCTCTTCAAAGATGAACGGGAGCGCCCGCTCAACCTGCCCGACCGTGTAGGGGTCATCGTCGAACAGGGGCGAACCTGTTCTAGACTCCTGCTCTTTGACGCAATACTTTGACGCCGTCCGCCGGAGAGCGACGAACAACTTGGGCTCACCGAACTCTTCTAACCTGTAACGCTCAACAGTCTCCTCATGCTCAAAGAGCCACAGAATAAGTTCAGACGCAAGGTCTTCAACATCGACCATCGACCACTTAGAAGCGACCCGGTAAGCCACCTTTCGAGCAAGCGTCAATTCCCGCTCGTTGATGCTCACGCGAGAATTTCCGACGCTGGTCGGGTCCTATCCCACGAATAAGGCATCACAGACTCAACTCGGCGCTCGCGGGTGATGGTTCCCTTCATCACTACAGGGTCAGAGACAAGTCCGAGGGCTTGTGAGAACCAGTCGGAGGCGTCGCAGAGAGCACCACCTTGAACCCAGAGGGTGTCCCCGACAAGTTGCTGATAGCGGGCGTGGTGATAGTGACCGGTGAAGAGGATGTCTGAATCTCCGAGCGGGTCGCGTGTTGCGGCCATAGTTTTGAACCAGGCGAGAATCTTGCCTTCAACTCCGGTTCCGCCTCCTCGTGCGATGTGTCCGTGAGTGAGCCCGACAACATGGCCAAGAACTTCAACTGTGAGGCTCAGTCGGTTGTTGGCTGGGAATGAGAAGGTTACATGTTGCAACCCGCCAGCCAGCGCAAAGGCTTCGGCAATCTGTTCAACAAGTGCGACATCGTCGTTGTCCCCGAGGGTCGTGTAAGCCTTGCCATTCTGTCGGTTCTCTCCGTGATTACCAGGGACAACTGCGACATGGACTGGGAGGCCATAGGAAGCCAGGGCGAGAAGCAACTCAGTGAGTAGCCGTCTGACAAGTTTGACCTGTTCCCGGCGGTCAAGTTCGACACTGAATGTTTGCATCTCGTACCATCCAGAGATTCCTTCAACGAGGTCGCCAGTCATTGGGACGAAGATGGAAGATGCGGGTCGGCCACACTTGCGAAGGTCTTCAAGGTCGGCGTGTGCCAGTCGTGCCAGTTCAAGCACTCGCGACACCATGCCCTCAACTCCGCGTCCATCAGCCTGACCAGCCTGAAGGTCTGTGATGTGCATCCAATAGACGCGCTCATCAGTTGTGGTCGAAGGCTTCTTGACTTTTGTTTTCTTTGCGGCGTCAATGATGTCGTCTAAGTTGATGCCGGCGTCTTCAAGGGCTTGTCGTCGTCGGATACGGGCTTTGAAGTAGTAAAGGCGGGTCGTCTCTCCTCCGCCTGTGTTGGCGTCCCAAGCGCGAACCTCAACGGTATCGCCTTCAACCTCATAAGCGTCACGGTCAACGCCTGGGGGAAGGAGTTCGTCAAGAATCTGAGCCCAATCGGATGGGGCAGTCTCTCGAGGGTCTGTGACTAGGAAGCCACCATCGTTGCTGATGCGAACGCCGGGAGTCCAACCTTCGGGGTGCTTATGTTTACGACCTCGCACGACATCAACAGCCGAGCCGGCTGTTCCGACCTGGAGGAGTCGGTCTAGATTCTTTGAATTTTCACTCACTACTTCATTCCCTTCTTACAGGTGCAAAGCCCTCGCCGGTGACGAGTTATGGCAGTCGGTGAGCCACGAAGTCCTGACTGGTGCATAATCATGGCAACTTCGTCCGCGCTAACGCCACCCTCGTTCCAGGGCAGGTTGACGAGGCGGTCTAGCGCCGACCAGTATCCGTCGGGAATCCCAGCAAGCGCTTGTCCGACAATGCACAGTGTGGCGTTGTCGGTTTTGTTGCGAGCGTTCTTCATAATTCAAGTCTGACAGTTGTTTGCGACCCTTGTCTGGGACGGGTGTCGGGCGTGTCGGGGCATGAAGAAGCCCCTCACCAGACTGGCTGGGAGGGGCGTTCTCAACTACTGACAGGAGTCACACTGAAGCAAGTCCATCG